AACAATACAAGAACCTAGATTTATTCCTTACAGAAAAATATTCTAGTTATTATAATTGCGATAAAAGCGAAGGAAAATTAATTGAATTAAATCAAATATTAAATCAAAGAAAAGGAGACTATTTTTTATGTGTATAGCAATAAACTCAACGAGGGGTACTACCCCCAAACGAAGTGAATTAGAAATTAGCTTTGATAATAATCCCGACGGTGTTGGATATTGTTTCGCTAGAAAAAACGAGTTAATAATTAGAAAAGCTTTTTTCACTTTTGAAGAATTTTATCAAGCTTATTTAGCTGATAATATTCAAGGTCAAAACAAATTGATTCATTTTAGGATAGCAACTAGTGGAAAAATAAATGAATTAAATTGTCACCCTTTTAAAATAACGGATGAAATAGCATTTATCCATAACGGAATAATCCCCAATTATGGCGATAAAATAGAAAACGATACTTTACAATTTTCGAAAGAAATATTAAAACCTATTTTCAGCGAATATGGGGTAGATATTTTAAAGCGCAAATCGTTTAGACAAACGCTTGTAAAGTTGATAGGGCAATCAAAACTAGCTTTTTTAGATAATGAAGGTAATTCATATATCATTAATGAAAAGATGGGTCATTCTAAGAATGGAATTTGGTTTTCAAATAATAGTTATAAGGAATACGGAAACCTAGTTTCATACTATCCGAATAATTATAATTATTATCAAGATGACAGTTTTTGTTTAGATTGTAATATTGAATTAAACAAAGGAGAATATGAGCTTTGTAATACTTGCGATGAAGTTTCGGAGTATGATGGTTGGGGTAAAAATAAAGTAATTTACAAATCCTAACTGATGAGCCTATAAAGGCGAAACGAGGGCTAATTGTCCTCGTCTTGGGATAAAACGAAAGGATAAATAAATGAAATCAATTATTAATTTCTTGCATAATCTTTTAATTATATCATTTTTTGCAATTATTACGACATCTTTAATATTTGGCTTTGCTTCTATCGTTTGGATAACCTTTAGTTAAAGTCAAATAAATGGGGTATGATTTTTAAAATTGTACCCCATTACAAATTTCAAATTTCATAAAATATCTTAAAATAGGCGCTTACTTAATATCGCCTACAATTAAAAAAGTGGCTTCTAGCCATAAATTTAAGCCTTGATTTTTTCAATATTTGCCAAAAACGTAGTATTAGTTCCAATCCCGACATTACCAGATTGACTTTGATCTGTTTTGATCTGTGCAGCACTAGACCAGGTGAACATAAAAAATTTAATTTACCGAGGGGAAATAGAAATTTTCAATTATATGATTTTATAATTTCATCAATTTTTGGGATTTTTATTGAGACAATTCTCATTATTAAACTGAGACAATTCTCATTATTAATAATTTATTTATTGAGATTCATCTCATTAATAAGGTCTGGTTTTCGCTGTCTTTTATTTTAGACCGAGGAGTAAAAAAAAGGCGTTTCCCCTCGACAAATCTTTATATTTCACGCCAAATGGTTCTTATATATTTACCAGGAGGGTAATTTTATATTTCAATCCAAAGGGTAATATTGAGTTTGTACTCGCGCAGTATCTTCAATTATTTTATACCAGAGTTTTGGGCTGACGCGATGAGATCGGAGAATATGATTCAACTGGGGTTGAAGCTGGACACTATTACTATAAATGTAATATTAATTATTGCGTAAAGTAGTATAGCTGGATTAAATTCTTATATCTTAAATAACGAAAGGAGCTATAGATGACCAATACGATATGCGTTACAAAAAGCCAATTAGAATCGCTAAGGCAAATTAGCAATTTAATATTAGAGGAAAGATACCATAATCTATTCGAAGGGGAAGATGGGGGTAGATTAGATGAGGAACTTCAGAGCGATTTAGAGGAAATAATTAATTCTGTTAAAAATAACATAAAGAGGAGAAAATAAAATGACTAAACAAATAAATAAAGTCTCTAAAAAAGAGTGTTTAGATGCTATTGACTATCTATTTACTATGGGATATACGCTAGAGATGACGAGAGATAAGAAATACTATACTGAAATACTACTCAAAAAAGTAGCTAATGATTATAATATTGAATTGAAAGGAATTGATAATGACTAAAAATGAAATAATAGATAATCTTTATGAATTAAGCCAATGTGTTTTAGAGGTTGCGTCTGATTTAGAGAAGGATAAAATGGATATTGATAATATACCTAAATGCTTTATGGATATAATTGACGATTCTGCGAAAGAAAGTGAGGTGGAGTGATGGGTAAGTTTAAAAAGGTAATTGTCTGTAATGTTTGCCAAGCTATCCTTAAGCTTTATCATTTACATTTCTCTAAGATAAAATGTACTGATTGCGATAATGTAATAAAAATTGAACAAATTAAGAAAGAAAGTGAGGTCGTGTGATGGAAACATTCGAAAGATATAAAACCAATCTCAGAGTACACGATAATAAAGTTTACTCTTATAATACTGACGTTGCTGATATCGACCATAAAAATAAAACGATTACCCCACATCGATATTATTCAGTTACAACATCAAAGCATATTAATTATGTAGCCAATGAATATGGTTATGAAGTAAAGAAATAAGCCTAAAACAAAGGGCGCTAAGGTCTGTTCATCTTTCGATAATTAGCGCCCTTAAAATTCCCCTTTCGCCTACGATTAGCTTCAGCTAATTTGTGTTCATATTTCATAAGCAAAAAGCATTTTCTAAGCCCTTCAACTTGGATATATTTTGACCAATTCAACATAGCACCACAAAGTAAATTACCATCTTCATCTTTATAAGCCAACATACAATAGTGATCCAATTCTGGTCTGCCTAAGTGACATTGATTGTGATTGTAATTTTGCTCTAAAAACTCTTTTATATTATGACTCAAAGGGTCATTCGAACCAAGATCAGTTTTTTTTATAATTTTAGAGAAATGGTCTTTTATATCTAAATCCAAAGGGTGTTTTTATATTTATATTGAAAGGGTAAGGGTCAAACTATCAGGAGTGAAGGGTGATATTATTGATAGTATTGATAATTTGGAGCTATAAACTATCAAAACTATCAATATTATCATAGGTCTACTCCTAACTATCAGTTTCGATGAATTTGATGCTAGTTTTCTTATATTTACCATGAAATACTCTTTTTATCATCCCGATCTGGTTCATTTCCTTTAACCATCTGTGAGCCGTAACAGCAGCCACACTTTCCCCCATATTATCCCCAGTAACATTCAGCCATTCTGTCGTAGTAAACTCATCAGCCATTCTCTCCAGGCTACTCTCCCACTTCAATTTCTTAGGCTCTGGGATCACCAAACCGCGTACCTTATCAGCAGCCACCACACCAGGGGATTCGATCTGTATTCCCCCACTAACCTGATCATTGAATTCGATCACATAAATACCTGGATTCTTATCTCCCATCCGACTCTTACCCACACGAAATAAGCTAAAAGATTGGTTGGTTTTCCCAAGCATCGTACAGTATTCCATCCACCAATTCAACACACTCGACCCAGCCATTCTCTCTTCGGTCAACCCTTGCTCTTGAGTGTTCTTCAAGAAATGATGGATCAACACCACTGCTGAATCGCTTGTTGTCCTCAATCCTTCTATATCTCTCAATAAAGGCTTGATCTTCTCTGAATCACTTATATTATTTGCACCAGACAACTGATAAAGGTTATCAATAATGATCACATCTGGCTCTTGCATGATCACTTGCGCTTCTATAAGTGGAAATACCTCAGAAAAATCCCCAGGCTTGGTCACTAACCTAAAATTCTCAGCACAGACCGCCTGATCGAATGTATGGCCTTCGGTTAGCTTCTGTATCCTACGCAACGTCTCGTCTTGACCATTCTCCAGATCGATATATAAGACCTTCCGCGCCTTTTTTATCTCAAATCCTAAGTAATATGGCTTCCCAGAAGCTAGTGAGAGCGCAGCCCCCAGGTACAAATAACTCTTCCCTGCCTCAAAATCACCTACCGCCACCGTATTTTTCCGCATCGGGATCATATCTTTGATCGCCCATTCTACCTTTTGGTAAGGAGTATTGAATATTTGCATCCCTGAAATGACATTCACATCATCTTTTTTACCATTTTTAATCATTTCTTTAGGTATATCACTCCCACTAGCTAAATGATCCGTCAAGTCCTTACCATCTTCAAGTTTTATATCCGATTTACGCATTAAAAACCTTCAATATCTTCTCTTCAGCCTTTTTACCAGCCTCATCATTATCAAACTGCACCACAAGATCATCAAAATTCGTCTTTAAAAGGCTCACCAGAACTGACGGAACATTCGAATTCGCACCATTATTAAAAGAAATCGCTTGTCTACCACTTGATATCATAGAAATACAATCTTTTTCACCCTCAACAACATATAAAGGCTTATTTTTCCTATATTTTGTTAACATATGCCAAAATGGATAGATAAATGTCTGTGCATGCCCTGTCACTTGCCTTTTTTTATGCCATTTTATATTCACAAGCTGACCTGCGCCATTCAAGTATGGAAAAACAAGGCCATTATCCCATCCAACGTACAATTTTTTAACAATTCCCTTGTTCCAGGGGAATCCTTTTGTATATTTATCATAATTAAAATGCAGCGTATCCATTGACTCTAAAATATAATCGTGAAAATTAACTTCGAGGACATCAGGCATCGACCACACCTTCGCCTTTTTAGGAGAAACAGCCATTTTGACCCCTTTTTGGAGCTTTTCCCCGACCATTTCCGCAAATTGATAGGCATTTCCCTTAACTTCACACCCAAAACAATAAAAAAGCCCATCCTCACTAAAACTAAAGCTTGGCTTCCGATCATCGTGAAAAGGACACAATCCTACATACTGACCCCCAGTAGAGGATCTTATATTTTTTACATGCCTTTCAAACACATCAACCATCATACAAGCCCTTACCTTTTAACAACACCATGACTTCTCCACCAACCATTATACGGAGCATCTTCTGGCGCATTTGACCTAAAAAATTCTGATCGTTCTTTTAAATACTGTGGATCATCTGGAGCATCACCCTTGTAAGGCCAACCCTTTTTCCATCTTTTCCAATCATCCCACTCGCTATTATTCCTGCGCTTTTTTCCTCGCATCTTTTCTTGCTCTCCTTTTTTTAGCCTTGTACTCCGCTATCGCCTTCTTACGTTTAAATCTTTCTCTTTTGCGAGCTTTTGCAGCTTTATTTGGCATCAAACTTCCTTTTGATTTTACTGTAAACCTCTAAAGCCAATATCATCATCAAAAATGAAAACACGAATATCATCGCCATCCCCAATCCACCAATGAACAAACTGCCAGCTATCTTAACTATCACGTCTATCATGTAATTTCTCCAGTAAAACTCTGATCGCTCTTTCTGCCACCTGTGGCACTACCCCATTCCCAAGTAATCTCAATCTATCCACTCGATTGGTAGTTGAGTCCACCCTACTGGAAGGCCCATTAGCTGCTCCACCCAATTCGGATTGAGAACCTTTGATGACTCTCGGCTCTTCCCACTCGTATTGCTCTTGTCCTGGTCTTGATGGCCATCCAAAAGGACTATCTTGTCCAGATCGTTCCTCTGTCTCGCCTTGTCCGTTCCCAGTCCGCCCTTCCAATCCCTTGATTTCGGAGTCGGCCAACCTTTCGAGGATTCTTCCGACCAATTCTTCTTTTCTTTGTCTGTTTTCCAATTATGCACCTGCTCTCTTAAGTTTGAACATCCCCCTTTATTTGCTTTTTCACTACGTTCCTCTGGCTTCCTTATATCGCTTCTAAAATCCATCAGTTGAGGTGTAGCCCAATTCTTCTCTTCTCTTGATTTCTCCCTCTGTACTGCCATCGCCAAATTCACCGACCTGCCACTACCAGCCTTAGTTTTTCCCTCTTTGACCGCCTTTTTAACCCTTGCCCTTCTCTCTTTCAATAACCTTTTTGACTTCTCCCAGGGAGTTCCATCGCCAATATTGGTCGTATCTGCCGTCGGCCAATTCTCATAAGTCTCTACCGCCTTATTGAGAATAGTCTCAATTCTACCACCTTCACCATCACTCGATGTCGCTGTAGGCCAGGATAAAAACTCTCTTCCGCTGGTGTGGAGCGCCAGCTTCTTCCGCTGAGAATATTCCCCACGAAGTCTTGTAACCTCTTTCTTCCAGATCTCCGAGGACATATTGGAGTACCGACTGCCCATCGGCTGTTTTACTCCAGATAATTCCTTCGACGTTTTCGAGAATAACATAAGTTGGTCTGCACTCTGAGATTCCTCTTGCGATAAAGGGGTAAAGGTGTCTCGGATCCTCTGTGGAAGCGCCTCTGCCCGCAGCCGAGAACGGCTGACAAGGGAATCCTGCCGACAAGAAAGATACTCTGTTACGAAATTCTTTGAATGGGAAGGTCTTAAGGTCTGAGTAGATAGGCGCTGGATGTAAGTGACCCTCTTCCATCTTCGCGACCAAGTTTGCGATTGCGAAGGCTTCGATCTCCACATAAGCGATCTCTCTGCAACCTGGGAAAACTCCTCTGAGTCCTCGACCAATCCCTTCGTATCCAGTACAGAGCGATAGATGGGTAAGTTCTTTGGTATTATCCACATCATATCTCCTTATGTAACTTATCTAACTCCATACACGCTTTAAAAACTTTCCATCCCCAGTCTAACTGAGATTTCCCCACAAAATGATGGGAAAAAGCACCAGAATTCTTATCAAGTTTCAATATCATAGCCGATTCGATCCTCGCCTTTGGCTGATGTTCTAAATACATCTTCCGATATGCTGCAAGCTGACAGGTCATCTCTGGGTAAATCCCTTTACTGGTTTTAAAATCACCTAACACCAAAGCACCATTGATCCTTGCCACAAAATCAGCCGTTCCACCTACTCTATATTTCTCTGATACCATCTTTAATTCAATCGCTTCATACTTGGGCTTGGTCATCTTTTTCCATTCCAAATATCCCAAGAAAGCATTTTCAGCCTTCTCTATTTGTTCTGCTGAATAATCAGACATATCAGCTTCTTCACCTTTTATATCACACTCGCATAGGTAATGTGCTAACGTACCGATTGCCCCAGCTTCCTTTAGTACCGCATCTGGATCTTCCCCAGCTAAAGCCATTCTTCTAGCCCAAGCTACTAAGACATTCTTATTCCAACCCAGGTTATTAAGTATGGTCGTAACCCCCTTAACCCTCGTTCCATCTTTAAGTTTATACGCTGTATGCGCTTTTGTTTTTGCCATATTTTACCATTATAGCCAATAGCCGTCTTTGTAATCTGAGGCTATCCTTTCCTTGTTCTTTTCTTTGTTTAATTAAATTTTTATACACTTCTACTATCTGGTAATATTCAGCCTGCTTCGTTTCCAATGTCGACCCACCTTTTCAGTTGTTCTCTTAACGCTTGATTCACTATATCTCCCACTGGTACATCTTTGACCGCGTGTTTGATCTTTATCGCTTTCCACACATCCAACTCTAAGGCACAGGAGAACGCTTTTGTCTCCAAAGTATCTTTAGTAAAATCTTTATTCATAATTGGTTTTAATCTTCGTATCAATTTCTCCTCTAACTCACGAGCAGACATCAGGCTATCCATCTTCTTATATTTAGCAAATTGATATTCTTTATTATGACGCTTGACTCTTTTTGGCACATCAACAGAATGACCTATGTATATCAGTTCGCCATCGTACAAAGCGTATATACCAACAAAGGGCTTTTTCATTGAGTCTCTAAATTTTCGCCACATCATTTTCCCCAAACACCTTCTTTTACAAGTGTAGCCATAATCCCATAATTACTTAAATCTAAAAAAGCATCCTCAAGTGGCTCACCTTCTACGGCTGGGCCTTCATTTCTCATTAATAAATTCTTTGCTCTTTGTATCTTATCATTCATACGAAACCAAAGCCCTGTTAAAGAAAGTTTTATTTCTTCATCGGTTTCAAGCTTTGTTCCTACTGAGATATTCCCACTTCCGTAATCATGTTGCTTTCTGCAAAATAATATATACTGCTCTGATTGTAACTCTTGAAAACGCTTGGTCATATCAGGGTATTCCCCCTCTATCTTTTTAATAATATTTTCTTGCATGAATCCATCTCCATAGTTTTAGTAATCTTTTATGTCCGCACACTCTCAAGAACCAGTCTATATTCTCGATCTGTTCTTGACTTCGACCATCTCTAAAATATCGTCTTAAATATATGAAGTACCACTTCACCACTCGTTATCCTCTGGGTACATCTCTTCTCCACATTCTTCACAATAATAATATTCATAATACTGATGCTCTCCCAAGCCGTAATATGATTCACCTGTTTCAATATTAATATGTTCACATTCTTCAGCGCTACTTGACAGCTTGGATGAGTGGAGAGAGGTTAACGAAAGGATACTATCAAGCAGCGCGTCATAAATATAAGCGAGACAATCCACCAGCCAATACCAACCAAGTATCATCGTCTTTTTCGTCTCGCTTTTTTTGCTTTCAGAGGACATACCTTCAGCTCTGAAATAAAATTTGGGTGTGTTGCAAATCCACATCTAAGCCTTTTTTGTGTATCGTAACCACAATAAGCACACATTCTGTTTATAATAGGACATTTTTCAAACATCTCACCCATTCATCAAAGGTCATCGCAACAAACGTAATCCCTCGATCCTCTCGATACATCACCACATCACAATTACCTAACGCAAGCCACTTGGGAATCGTTTTACGTCTTTTAGCTTGTACTTTTATTGAGTCGGCTAGGATATCTACATCGGCAGCTTCGCCCATGCTTCTTCCATCCGATCCCCAAGCGCGCTTAACATTTTCAAAGCCAGCTTCCTTTAATTTCTTTACTAACTCATTTTCGTAGCCAGTTCCTTTTGCTTTACTGTTCATATCCCACCTTTGTTGTAACTTTTGTATGTAGAATTTACTTTTGCCTTCTATTTTAGAACGGCAAATCTTCTTCGCTAGACTGTCCATTAAAACTAGACTCTTCTTGTGGTTTTGCAAAAGTAACGGAACTGTTATCACTATTTTTTTCTACCCATTGAACTTCATGTAGATAACAGCTAATTGATGGAGGTGTGGTTTTATCTACGACTTTAGGTCTAATAGATACATTGATTTTATCGCCACCAAAAGGACAATCATTAGTAACTTGCCCATATTCATCATATATTTTAGGAAAGCGCTCCACTCCATCATTGCTAAATATTCTTGTTGAAAATTTAACTGTTTTATTTCCTTCATCATCTACTTTAATGCCATTCACTTTCTTCAATCCTGTCTGCGCCATTAGTTCTTTGTGTAGCTTTTCGACCTCATCAGTCATTTCAACGGTCACGCTATGACCAGAATCGTATACCATATCTGGCTTAAGTAAGTGTGACCACTTTACAATTAAGCTAAATAGTTGTTGGGTTTGCATTTTTACAGGACTTGCCATATTCCCTGTTTTTTTATTTACTGCCATAATAGACTCCTATTGTTAATTATTACTGCAATCAGCATTGTTAGTATTATTATTTCAAAAAAATAATTCTTTAGATACCACATAAAAGATTTCATTCAATTACCTCATATTCTATGTTTAATGTGTCAAGTTTTCGACATACCTCTGTAATAACATGATGTCGATGTAATTGTGATTCGGTGATTATGTCAAATGCGTAATCTGAGGATGGGTCGCTGGGTATAGCCGAGGAGTGAGTAGCACCCAACGACCCTATATACGAAAGGAAATCTTTTTTTGATAATTTATCAGTAGGTGCGATTTTAACTTGGCTCATGGTATGTGGATATAAGCAAGGTTTTACAAGGCTTTGTTTAGTTTAGTCAATAAATACCTCATTATAAGCAACTTCAACACCAGAACTTTTAAAAGCATGTAAGATGCGATTTGCTTGTGCATCTTGAAGTCGTCTTTTACCGCTAACGATCTGATGTAACAAGGGATAAGTAATACACGCTTCCCTTGATAACCAGGCTAAAGTTCTTTGGACTCTCGGCCTTGATAATATTTCTTTTATCTTCGTTTGAGCCTGGATCGGTGTTTCAATTTTTGGTCTACCCATTTATTTTTCCCCTTAATTGGTAATAAATTTTAACACAAATATAATTAACGTACAATATTTTTCTTCACTTTAAATAAAACTTGTATAAATGTAATATCTATTATAACTTAAAGTAGTCATAAACGAAAGGAAATTCACAAATGGCTAAAATTACAAAATTAAATAGCAATAAATACCTTATTAGGTATATTCCAGAGGGATATCGTGATCTTTACAAAAATCCCTACCGTTCTATTACAGTTGAAGGCAAAGATCGGGCTAATAGTATATATAATGACGCAAAGTTAGTTGAAGAGCGTGACCGTATTAGCGCAAAATTAAATGGTAAGATCAACTCTACGAATGTTGTTGTTCCAGAATTAAACATTGGAACTATATTTAAAGCTTTTAAGATTAACTCAATACCTTATAAGCAATATGCAACCAAAACTATCAAGCGCTATCTCGCCTTAATGGATAGACTTGAGAATGACCTCGGCTCAGACTTCCTTTTTTCAAAAATTGATTACCCATTCTATTATAATCGCTATGGAAATCCAAAAAGGAAGAACTCTGGCATAACTGCTTTAAAATGTTTAAATCACATTGGTAATTGGGCCAGGGAACAGGTTTCTGAGGGCAAAATTAGGGGTACAATCAACGCAAATCCAATAAAGCTTCCAAAGGTCGTTAGGAGTAAAAAGAACGCTTTAAAGCCATATCAGCTTAATATGATATTCAATCACCCAGAAATATGCCCAATTACAAAGATGATCATTGAACTTTACATTTTAACTGGTTGCCGTATTAGTGAACTTTGTAGACCCGATTTCACTTGGGAGCAGATTGATATGGAAGGTGAAGTGGCTTACATTAAAAATAAAGGACATAAAAGAGAGTTTGATGAACCTTTTGAGATTCCTTTCTTTAAAAGCCATCACCAAAGATTAGTTAATAAGATTAATGAGCATTTTAAGCTATATCATTCTGAGGCGCATATCTATCCAATACCTATAAGTTCTAAGAATGTTTATGACCGAATTGTATATGCGAGTAAAAAGGTCGGGTTTAAATTTACTCCTCACGACTTCAGAGATACATCTGCTACTATATTATTAAGGGAGTCTGGGAATATCTATGCAGTTAAAGAGCATTTAGGACACGCAAATGTCAAAGATACACAAGATGCTTACGCAGATTGGATAATGGATGATAAAGTGAAGTCCTCTGCTTCTATCGTCAAGAGTATCAGTAGTTTAGCTTAACTGCTCTGTCAGCTTTATACTTGTGTCGTATACCCCATAAGCTACTTCTTTAAATCTAAGGCTGTCATCAGACATTCGCACATAATGATATGAAGAACCATCGTAGTATAAAAACTTATAATGCGCTCCATCTACAGCTTCTCTCATTGTTTCTAAGCTTGTTTTATAGGTAGAACTGCAATATCTAAGGTCAAAATTCCAAAAGCGCTTACCATCGTGTCTTTGGTTGGAGTATTCTTCCCCACCATGACTGATCATAAGATCATTTCCATAATTTCTTCCTTCTACTCCAGTAAGTTCTATATTAGTTAAGGTAAGCTTTACCCCAAATATAACTTCCGTAACTGAGGCAACGGCTTCTTCATGTGCCGACATATACCAATACCGCTCTGCATTTCCTGCTGTAAGACTAGCGTTGACGTTCCAACCTACTGCTGTAGCTGAAAAAGTTGCTTGTTCAGTTGTCGTAGAGCTATCAGAAGCACTGTTTGTATAAAATTGAAATCCACCATTGTCAGCTGCATTAGCATAAAAAGCTACTGAATCAATGACATCCACTGACCCACTTCCTTTATCTACTCTAATTGTAGCGTGTTGCTCAGTAAAATTTGCTGCTGTACCAATACTGGAGTCAATTAGCCTTTCATCGCTTGTTACCTTTGATGCGTTAGAAGTATATGTACCTCCACCGTCAGGTATTGAGCCACTATCTATTGCTGCCACAATGGGGGTTTCTCCTCTTGGATAAATAAAATACTTTGCCATTACGATACCTTTATAATTTCCATTTTTGAATTATTTGGATGTTTTTCAATTTTTGTTACCATATAATAATCAGTTCCCATCGCTGTTCCATATATCTTAATATTAGAATCCCAATTAGAGAACTTTACTATATCTCCGATCTCTAGGTGACTATACTTCGGCCTAGCGCATTTAAAGTTGATCACTATCTTTCGTGTTTTCATTAAATATAAGTACGCTTCAGCAAGCTTTGTAGCTGTGGTAGAATCTAAAATTTCATTTGCATCAAATGTTAGTTTCAATGTGTCGTTAAACCCATTTACCGTTGTTCCTTGAGATGTAGAATCTGTCGCTGTCGCTGTAGATTTATTACTTTTAGCTCCGTAATCATGGTTATAATTCACCTCAATAGAATTTTTTACATCACCAATCGGTGTTTGGGATATATTCTCTAAAACAATGTCTTTAAAATCAATCGTCTCATCTGCGGAGCTATAATCATCGGTTTGCCTAAGTGTTCTGATCTTTACCTTACCATCACCAGAGATAAATACATAAGAAAAACATAGACCCCCTAAATGCTCTACTAGGTCTTTTGATGGAATAAATTTATGCTGAGAAAAAGCAAATTTAATATCACCGACTGCATCTGCAAAATATTCTCCTATATATCCAGTAGAACTATGGCCAGAAGTGTCAAAGCTACCATAGTCTATTTCGCTACTGGTAAGCGAAAGTTCGCTCCGCAAAATATCCTCAATCATAAAAACTGGATTTTCAATTAGATCATTTTGATTATACCCCTGGTTTCTTGAATTAGCATCTACCCATGCTCCATACTTTCGCCCCTTACCGCTATAATAAACATAATCAATTTTACCAGGAGTGGAATAAGTAGCTGTTCTTACCTTCATTGTAGATTTAGCAGGTACGGATGTTGCAATAGGAGGCCCATAAGGAGGTATAATGTATCCACTTGTTGGATAATGGTATTCGTAGCTTTCAACGACATCATATTGTTCTATTTCTTCTGAAGTAATATCTACGACAATCCCAGCTTCGTATATTTGTGCAGAGTGATTACTATTGTCTGACCCACCTCTAAGGCTAAATTGTATCTGCCCTTCAAAATCAAAAGTAGATGTTTTACCGCTATATAAACTACCGATTCCAGTTTTTGTTACTGAATCATCGGTTATCGTGTCCAGGTCTTGATTTGCTGAGTTTGCAGTAAATCTAAAAGTTTCTCCATTTTCTCCTTCAAAATCTGAATTCGTACCCCACTTAACTAACATAGATATTGCGCTATAAGCACCTGCGCTATTTACTTTAGGAACAGCAAAGGTCATTGTAGCGACAGAGTTATTTGTTGTTCCACTATTTGCAGCCCAAGCAGCGTAGTTTGAAAAAGATCCATCTGCAATACGTTCTTCATCTGACACAGAAAAATTACCTGATCCACTTTCTGATGCGATGTTTGAGGTACTGATCGGAATAAAAAACGATGCCCCTGCTCCAGAAAATTCAACAACAGGGTTTCTGCCAGTAGCATTAACTGTTCCTGTCATCGTAGCATAATAACCATTTGAATATAAATAAACATTTTCATTGTCTAATGTATGTAAGGCTTGACTGTCAACCGCAGCTTCAACCGCAGCTTCTTGTGCATCAAATTTGTCAGTAATAATTGCTGGGAAAGCACCTTTATAGAAATTGTAATAGCTATCAAAATGTGTTGTAGGTATTGTACCTATATCAGTTTTCTCGTAGAAATCGCCATACGCTATTGGAATAGGCATACCTAAGTTATTTTCAGGTGCATTAGCATAAGTTCCTGCTGCGACTGTGTTCTTAGGGATTATATTGTGATATTTTGAGCTATTATCAAATAAAGTAAGTGTAACAAATCTATCGTCATATTGTATGTCTCCAGCGATAATTCCACTACCGATCATTCTTTCTGTATCGTCATAACTGTTAGACGCATCATATTCATTTGTATTTAAAAACAATTCCCATTTTCTATTAGAGAAATTTTTAGTCGCAAATAAATCAGAAAACCGCCCACCATCGATTGCCTTATCTGTATTAATCAATTTAATATTTATATTTGCAGTAGATGTATGAAAGCTAAAAAAGTCAAGAGATTGGACATGCTTTCCCCAGGATGCAACTAAACCATAATATTCATCTGAGCCATCGATTCTGGTTGAATCACTAACTCCTATAAAATTAGAAGCGCTAGAGTCATCATTATAATAAAGCTTTAAAACCCAAAACGCTGTTGTACTTGCCTTATTTAATCGAGTCGTTAATTCAGTATCAAAATTAAGCATTTATTCTTGCACCTGAAGTAAGAGCTGTGTTCAATGCTGGGATCAATTCATTTCTAACATAATCATCCTGGACTACTCCACCATGTATATTAACGACAACACTTGCTGGTTGTCCTGTCTCATTCATTTGCCTAAGATTATTTAATCCAATAGACTGTGCGGATTCTCTTCTAATAATAAACTCACCAGCTTGAGCGAGGATTGGTACATTATCTCTACCACGAACTACACCGCCACTAGCAAATTTTTGGACTTCACCACCTTCATGTTTTATCCCCAAAGCTCCAGCTAAAAAGTCACCGAAGCCTAATGCTGTTTTACCTTCCACACCAACTCCTAATGCAGTTGGGAAAAACATTCTTAACATCGCAAAAGTAGCAGCTTTGCTTAATATAGTCGCAGCTACGCTATTTATCGCTCTTTTAGCAGCTTGCTCAAATGTAGTCGCAGTTAAAGCAGCTTCAGCAAACGCATCTCCAAAAGTATTAAAAGCTTTTAGCGCTAACTTTCCCTGTTTTCCTAGTGCTGCTATTGCGTCTTTATAAGTAACAATACTGACGGTAACTTCATCCTGGTTTACACTTAATTCAGCAATTACATCACTTAATCTTTTATATATTTCTTCTTGAGATGTAAGCATAGCAACAAGACTTGCCAAAGCTAAAAATTGTTCTTGCGCTTTTTGAGTAGACCCTGACGTTGCTTCGTTATTCGTTCCTATTGATTCAGCCATTGCTAAAGCTTCAATTTGTACTGCGTTCATTTGCTGTTTTAAAATAACCAATAACTCTGCTGCTTTTTCTGAAGAAATTTTTACTGAATCAATACCTGTTATTATAGGAACGCCTGTAAATGGATTATTTTCAAATGACATTATAGTATCACCAAATAAGCGAAATGTTTTAGCCAATTCAGGGGAATTGTTCAATACTTTAGCCATTTGTTTGTTAATTTCTTCAATCTGTTCAGCAGTTTTCTCTGTGAAAACCAATCTTTCTAAACCAGCTAAGGCTTTAGATTCTACACCAATAGCTTTAAGATTTCGAAGCATTGTTTGTGCTTCAGTTTCAGTAAAACTTCTTATAAAATTTTCAATTTTAGTTGCTAAACCGCCAATATCTTGAGAAGCTCTTGTTAAATTAGGAAGCATCTCGTCACCTATAGTGGCAGATAATCTTGTTACACTATCTTTCATATTAGACATTGCACCAGTAAAGGTTCTTGACATTCTATCGGTACTGCCAGCAATTCCAACTGTAGGCTCTTGTAGGGTTTTTATTAAAGCTTCTCTAAACTGAGGTAAAGATGTATTTGCTAAATCGGTTAATCCTTGTGAGGTTTTTATTATATTTAATATTCCACGCTCTCTTAAAATATCAGCAGCGCCAGCACCACCAGCAAAGGCTCTGCCAAAAGAGTTGGCAGCTTCCGTAGCGGTTGTACCCATAAACGCTGCAAGGTCAGTAATAGGTTTGATCAATGCTTCTGCATCTGCACCAAAAGCTTTTAATTGCGCACCAGCATTAACTACATCATCTAAACTAAATGGAGTAGTAGCTGCGACTGCATTGAATGTGTCAAACGCTTTATTTGCCTTTACAACTGATCCAGTTAATCCTACTAATCTAGTCCTAACTTGTTCAAATTTAGCAGCATTTGTTACAAAAGTAGAGGTTGCTTTAATCGCTGCCCCAACAGCAAATGTGTATAATAAAATATTATTTCTTAACGCACCTATCCTGCGCCTTAATCCAGAGGTAGTTCCCCTTAGTTTACCTACTGACTTTTCATATCCCTTAGTCGCTTTATCAGCTCGTTGAAGCTGGTTTTCTAGGTTCGTAAAACCCTTAGCTCTGACTTCAATTACAAATTTATTTGCCATTATTCATTTCCCTTGATCGTTGTTCACACGCAGTAATCTCTTCACTAATAACACGAAAGATGTCAATAGCTCTAGCATCGGCTTCGCTTAGAGTTTGCGCTAAAGGTAGGTTAAACTTTGTAGATACAAAATAATCTTCGATATATCCTTCTATCTCCCTGTCAATAAAGAACTTAGGGTTACAGAAGAAGTTTAGGTTATAGTATAGGTTTTGTCCTAGAGAGAATTTATTGTGCTTATCCTCTGCTAAAATACGGTCACATTCGCTCCAGATCTCATCTTCAGTAAATGTAATGACCTTTGCTAAAGTAGGGCTTTGGGCTTCATAAGAGGTAACTTTTATTGGATATAGGCTATTCCCCCAGCCAAAGAAATTACACCATGTAGAAAGCCTTACTTTAAGTTCTTTTTTTTAGACAAGCCTTTATAGTGGAGATAAACCTCATTCAATACTTCGTCAATTTGTGCATCGTCTAATTTCTTGAAGGTTTCTTCGGGATTTTCGAAGGCTTTTTCCATACACCAGTTTAATAGATCAAAGTAAGCGTCTTTTTCTAATTGGTCATCCCAAAACACTTTCATCTCTATACGATGTAGTTCTCTGCGCTCTCCAAAGGTGATTGGGCGAACTTCAAATTCGCCATGTGGGGTTTTTATCATAGTTTATTAGGTTCTAATAGCTAACATCGCATTTGAGCCAGATGCACCAAACTTAACTGATACATCATACATCATCGCATTAGCTTCGTTATAAGCTACATTCGTGATCTTTCCATAACTACCTATAAAGGCAAAATCACTTGCACTTCCGATAGTTGCGTGATTAGCAAGGTTTGAAATTACTGTAGTGCCAGCTTTCATTGTGGTTGGAAGCTCGGCTGTTTGATTGTCATATTTGACTGTTGCGTCTAAAGTTGCACCTAATTCAGGTACGGCACGAACAATCGCTTCTGGATTTCCATTCGCATCCCCCTGACCTACATATTCAGAAGGATTTTCTAAATTTAGTGAAAAACTTTGTATAACACAATCTTCAGCGCCAGCAATCGTTTTCTTTGCTGTGCCAGCTAAAGTTGCGAGTGAATAATAGCTTGTTCCGTATGCGGAAGGGGATGATGGCGCAGCTTGAGTAAAGCTACTGATATATCCTGTTCTGGCGGTAGCTGTAAAGCGTAAGCGACCAGACTCATTTGCCATGTCTCCAGAAATTGATAAAGAAGTAATCGTGCATCCTGGGAAGATGATTGATCTGTTTCCACCAGAAGTCGCAGGAGCTATAACTGCTATAGTTACGGTATCTGCTATTGTAACGGAAGAACTATCCCCAGTTTCAAGCTCTGGTGGTGTATAGTTGTAAGGAATAGTTACTACATCACTTGACTCTGCAAGACCTATACAGTTTTGCACAAGTAATGGAGCGACAGTTGTATCAAATACTCCAGAAAAAGTAATTTCCTTCGTTACACCTTTTTCATCAGTAAGTGCATCATCAACATCAAATACGCGACCATCTGAGCCACTTCTAACGTCAAGAACTTGGGTTAAATTAAAATTAGGCATTTCAACGCTGTCTACATTGACAAGTTGCATTGAACTTACATTTGCCGTACCAATAGTGCTTTCAGCTTTTATCGCAACCTGAAACTCTTTCGGTGAATATGCTGCTCCGTCTAAAGCCATTACTTAGACTCCTTCTTACTGGAATTTGCTTTTTCTAAAAAATCTTTTGCTGCTTCTGGCACTTCATCA